TAGCTACAGCCATTTCAGCCTTGACCCCAATGAGGTCTATGTCTCCATCGCTGCGGCCTTGGTCGCGGCGCTGATTGGCTACGTTTGATGCACGGGCAAGCTGCCACCTTAAGGTAGCAGCCTGTTCGCACATGGACATTTCCTTGGGGGAAAGTTTGACTAACATATTATGGAAGCCATAGGTAAAGGGCCACGATGTCACGGCCCGCACTGGCTGCACCATACAGTGCGAAGAGTAGTACCACTGCGGCAGTGAAGACCATCAGGGGTGTGATCCTTCCAGATGCAATCTCTCTGTCACTCATTTCCCACTCTCCAGTTTCTCCAGTCGCTCATCATGGTCCAGCAGGATCTGATGCAGACGCAGCCAATTCTGGTGGTCGTTGCCACGTTCCATGCCAAGCGCTTTCTTGATCACCTGTTGTTCTTTGAACATCGCTTCCTGTTCTGGGGTCCGCTCACTGGTGATAAAGGGGCGAAGGTCTTGCTTTGACTTCTTGCCAAAGAGTTTATTCAGAAAGTTCATTTGCACTTTTCTCCTGATCTTCTGTTGCGTTTGGTTCTTTGGCCCAAGGCGTCCACCCCTCGTCGGGGGTCCACACAGCTTCGGGCGGGGCATCAAGGGGTTCTCCAAGAAGTCCCCTTATTTTATTTTCAAGCCTCGTGACCGTGCGTGTAAGGGTTTGCGTTTGGCCTTTGTAAATCTGCGCGATCTCTTGGAACCTGTCTTCCGGCGCGATCCACTTATCCTTGATCAGATCATCCACAAGACTTGTGACACCGCATGGTGTCCAAGATTTCAATGGCGACCTGTTTGCAGGTCCAGACTTATTGACAGTCATTCTGTTTCTCCAGTTCAGCCACCATGTCTTCCCAATCCGCAGCAACGCTAACAATGTAGTGGCTGCGGATGAACGAAGCCATAGCGTTGCCCATCTTCACTGCCTTGGTGAGTTTGACATGAAGCGCATCATGTTTTTCCATCAGCGCACAATAATCTTCACCGTTTTGTTTTTGATCACGCTCCAACTGTTCGATGCGGTCGGCGGCTTTGATATTGATATGATGCCCCTGCCCCCACAGTGCTGACCGCAGCGCCTTGCACAGTTCTTCGTCACTCATTCCTCATTCCTTCCATGTGTTCATAAGTAGCAGGTTGATCATGTTAACTTCATTCCACCGCGCCTTGCGCCAGCGGCCCCATTCCCAGCCATACCCATCAGCAGGGCGTGATTTCCGCATCATCAGCACGGGGATACCCCAGATCATCTTTATGGCGACTTGTTGCGCCTCATGTGATGGATCACTCATCACAATCCCTCCAGTTCAGCCAGCGCGGTGCAAGCAATCCGTGCTTCGGCGTTTTGGACAATGCCTTGGTCGTGCGTCCCGATATGCGTGTATGTTGCAATCTTCCGCAGATACTCCACCGCCTTGGCGAGTTTGTCCAACGCATCTGCGGCCTGACCGCTTGCGGCAAGCAGTTGCAGGGTCAGTTCCTTGTTTTCCTCTACCAACTGTTCGATGCGGTCGGCGGCTAGTGGGTCGCCATAGTAAACATCAGACCTGTGGAGTTCGATACGAAACTTATCATCCTCAGTCATTCATCACACCCCTTTTCACATAGTCAGCAATTTGTTGGTCGAACGCTTGCTCTGCCTTCGTTTTGACACGGGTGTTCCATGCAGCGATGGCTTTATCTACAGAATTTTCAAAACTCCCAGCCGACCCGCACGTTCCGCACCAAACATAAGGGCGGTCTGTCCCTGCCCCCATTAATTCCACACCACTAAACCCAGCGTTTCCGATAGTTCTGGCAATGCCGCTGCCGCAGAACGGGCATGGTTTCAGATCGTCAGTCATTCTTCTTTCTCCCGATAAAAGATGTGGTTGCCATACATCCCTACGATCTGGAGATCGTCGGCCCAATAGGGTTCGGCGTCACGGGTGGCATAGTGTGTCGCGCCCGTCCGAAACTCGCCGCCAAAAAGCAACACCTCATTGGCGACGATCTGTGCATACAGCCAAGCCACTGTGTCTTTGGGTTTGTCGCTTTTGCCATCTTCTGTCCAACTAAACTGGCCCTTTTCCCAGACCACCTCACATACTTCTTTCGGATATCCTTCAGTGTTGACGCGCTCCATGACCACCTCTGCCACCATGCGCTGTGCATCATGGTCTTCACCCCGTGCTTCAAAGTAGACGTTAAGGGCGAGGCACGTTGCTGCCGCTGCCGTGATGATCATGCTGGTTTCTTCCTTCCCCTGACGCCATGCACAAATGCTATGCCGTGGCGCTTCGCCATGCCCTGCACTGTGGTCTTGCTCACGCCCAGCAAACGCGCAGCCTCAGAGGCACTCAGCCCCTGCGCTGCCAGTTCTTTGTAGCGGTCAATGCTGATCCCTTTAGGTCTCATGATTGTCTCCTTCGATCTGTTTTATGAACTCATTCACCACCCTTTCATCGCGGTATTCTTGAAGTGTGAGTGAACGTGTGGGTGCTTGAAGTGCAAGTGAACTTATGCGGGACTTCATCTGAACTCTGACTTCTTGCTTCGAGGTGTCCCAGTTTATGCCTGAAACAGATGGGTCAAGAAAAATACTCAAGTACTCCTGTTTACTAAGACCACATCGAAGATTGGCATAATTAGAAGGAAATATTTTTTCCATCGCCCTCTTCCATCTTGTCCAAAACTTCCTGAACACCCAGTTCCTCAATGTACTTATCAAGGGTGAAGGTCTTGTCCTTGTAGTAAATGTACGTTTCGGGCGTACCCAATGCCGCCATCATCCTTATGGCATTGGCTGGCTTGATGCCGTAGGCCGTGGTCTCGTGCCTGTCATTGGCTTCATCAATAAAGGCAAAGACAAGTGCGTTGACGCTGTGGCTGTACCTGTCAACGTGAACATCTCTGCACCCGTGGATGTTGATTGATGTCATCATATCCCCAAGTCCTTTCTCCAGCGGTAAACAGTGGACTCAGCCACCTTGTAGAAGGCCGCAGCAAGCTTGACGTTGCTCTCCCTTGCCAATGTCAGCACCTCAGACCTGACGCTGTCAGGCAGTCCGTAATGGGGGTGGTATGGGATGGGCTTATCGCTTGGCTTGCCTGTCAGGTGTTCTTCAACATCCCAGACCTCAACGTCTGAGTTATCCAACTGCGGGTTCATGGCTTCGATGCCAACATCCCTGATCTCGTTGGTCACGAAGTCTGTGGCTTGATCCTCATCATCAGCATTAACCTGCATGGAGTAGCTGATGGTCTCTTGGAAGCGGACAGTGTAGATGGGCATGGTTGTTCTCCTAAAAGTTCGGTTGCACTTTTGTTTGACTGCCGCCCGTGGGCGACAGCCTTGCTCACTTGATCTTGATGGTCACAGTCTCCCCGATAGGGGCCTTGGCACTGGGGTTTGACGATACCCACAGCAATGGGAAGTCCACCGCTTTGGGGAAGTCCCACACCTCAAGGTCGGTCAGGTAGATCATGTGATCCACTGGCAGGTCATGCTCTCGCACATAGTCGAACACAGGCTGCACATTCGTGCCGCCACGCGACTTGCAGTTGAACAACGTGATCTCATCACCCTTCTCGAACCGCTCCACATGGTTAACGTGGGTGTCGCAGTAGATCAGGGTGATCGACTCAAAGCCAACCTCTTGGGATAGTGCGTTCATCTCGCCCAAGAAGTGCCTCTGGATGTCATCACCGACAGACGCTGATGTGTCCCAGCCCACGATGATGTTGCCAGCACCGCGCCGCTCCACGCTGGGCGCGATCAGGCCAAGGTGGTGGAATGCTTTGCGCTCTGGGCGGCGATAGCTGTAGTCATCAGGCTGATCACCGCAGAAGAAGCGGCGAACCTTGTCCTGCCAGACCACTTGGCTTTGCTCCATTTGTGCGATGATGCCTTCGATAAAGTGCGGCATCTTGCCCACGTTCTTGGCTGCATTGGCTGCAACCATGATGCGCTGGTCAATCTCTGCTTCCATGTCGGACATTTCTTCGCCTTCGATGCCCTCACCACTGACAAGGCCCCATGCAGGGTCTTCTGGTGGGTCTGGGATGATGCCATAGATTTTCTCTGCCATCATGTTAACGAAGTCATGTTCAAGCAGCGCACCATCAGGCAGTTCAAACCCATCCTTGCGGATGATCAGGTTGATGGCGTAGTCGGTCGCATAGTTCCACTTCTTTGGCGACTTGTCGCCGCAGCGCAGGTGGTGCTTCAGCACGATGTGGCAGAGTTCATGGACGATCACGCCCATTGTCTCTGGCTCTGTCATGCTGTCCACAAAGGCTGGACCCCACTTGATCCACTTGCCGTTGGTCTCCATCGTCTTGGTGCTGTCGCACTTGATGA